GTCGTGGTTATAACGACCTAGAGCACTTCCGCCGTAGCTGTTACGGAAACGCCAGAAACGACCGTTCCAATTAGCACCCACAGGTTGCCAAATAAAGGTTGAGCCGTAGGTATCGCTTCCTGGACGCATTGCTAACGGGTAGAAGTCTCCCATTTCAAAGGATTTATCTAGCCAACGATCAAGTGATTGAGTAGCAGTATCGTAGATCCATAGACGACGACCCCAATAACGATCACCATTTGAAGGAGCTGTGTTATTGGTTGTGTATGTACGGCGACCAATAACACCAAACGAGGTTGAGTTATAGCGGAAAATTTGACCGCCACGGAACCAAGTTGATGCCTCATTCAAACGTGATGGAGGAGTTACCTTTGCCCATACGTTGTTAGTTGGATCGTAAATCTGATAATCAGTTGTACCACCATCAGTGTTACCAATACCCTGAGTTGGGCTGGCAAGGAAGTAGTTATTTACATAAGAACCTTCATGCCAGGTATCAGCTGCAGCAGTAATAGCCTCACGAACACCTGTTGACAAGTTATAGCGGATAAACCCGTTACCAGAACGTTCTTGCTGCCAGTTATAGAAGAACATAACATTATTAATGTTGTGTGTAAAGCACATTTGTGGGCCATCTACATATGTGTTATAGCCAGTCGTACCAAGGTTCCATGCGCCATTAAATGTCCAGGTATCAGAAGCTTTTGTGTAGGTGTATATGTAGGTATCTACTGAAGAGTAGGTAACAGAGTTAATTGTTTGAGTTCTGTTATCTACGCAACGGAACCATACAATAAGGTCAAGTCCAGTATCCCATATAACTGCACGGCGTAAACGCTGTTCAACAAATGTAGTTCCAGAATCATCAGCTTGTGGAGGAAGTGGAAGGTCTGCAAGACGAGTCCATGTATTTGTTGTGTTGTTAGTTGCTTTAAAGAAGAAGTTACCAGCAAGACCTGAGAAGGTAGTTGCTGCTGTACCAATTCCTTGTCCTGGAGATGGTGTGTTACGGAAACGGTATATGCCATCTCCGGTAGAGTTGTATGTCCAGCAAACCCAAGCTGCAGTGTTTGCAGTATTATCTAGACGAGCAGTCATAGGGTTACGGCTTGTATTCTGTCCGTATCCCTCGAAGGAGATAAAGTCAGTTGACTTTTCTGTATGTGCGAATTCCTCGCCAAGACCATCAATTGTAGATCCTGTGCGAGTAGGCGTTGACGAGCTGTACTTGATAATTAAAAGAGTTGATCCGGTACCTGTGGCAGTTCCACCAGTAGTTGCAGTTAAAATGCGAATACGGGCGACAGTACCACTATAAGTAAATGTCTTACCTTTTGCAAGGGACACTGTCTCAATAGGAGTAGTAAGAGCACCTACAGCGTAAATAGCAACTGTTAGTGGTTCTTCTTGTGCACGGAATTCATAAACTCCGCTAGCATTAAGTTCGGTGGTGTCATATTCTGCACCAGGAACGGCAGCAAAGCTATAGGTTAATGCACCTACGCCAGCGCCAGAGGTTGAAGGATATACTAGAGCACCCATTGTTAGTTAATCTCCATCCCTGAGACGTGAAGCTTAATACCTGCTCCAGACCCAACAGCATTTACGGTTTCTGATGCATCAAGTACTTGTTTAAGATCAAAAGCAAAAATTCCATTTGCAGGAACAGTTACTGCGGATAAAACATCGTGTGTTCCTAACTTTACGGTACCAGTTAGTACGTTACTGGTTGTGTTAGTTAATACGATGTTAGTGATTACTGCGGTTGTAGCCGATGGCACTGTGTACACATCTGCTGCAGAAGTTCCTACGTTACCGCGGAACAGTTTCTTTACTGTGTTTGGCATTTATTTGTTACCTCCTAAGTAACTATTAGTTCTTACCAGTCGGTTAGAAAATTCCCATAACTGCTTCAAGTTGTCCTTGAGAACGAAGGTTGTCTACGTACCCCTTACTCGTAGCTTCATTTGATGAAGATGGAGCAGAAACGAGAACTACTTGACTTACTTTAAGTTTATCATAAACAAGCTCTGCTTGTTCGTAGTTGATAGTTGTGGTTGGTTTTGTAGTGATGTTAGAAACAAGGTTCCAGACGCCATCTGTAGCATCTTTAGAGAAAGCTGACCACTTGTCAGATCCACCAACATTGTATTCTCCAACTAAAGCAAAATCTAGTAAATTTGATGGGTTATCTTGCGCTGTAAAAATCATAGGAGCAACAATTGATATATTTGCTGTTTCAACTGTTGTTCCGCCACCAGAGAATGAAATGGTACCTGCAATGTTTACGTTACCAGCAACGTTAACGTTACCAGAGACACCAAGACCACCAGCTACGCGAAGAGCACCAGTTGTTGGGCTTGTAGACTGCGTAGCAATTTCAATATGTACTTGCTCATCTGGAATGATGATCATCTGAGTGTTATCAGATGCTAGACCGCCAGCAGCAAAAACAATTTTATTTTCAGTACCATTGTTAGAGGTTGCAAGAACAAGGTTACCTTTACCAGTAGTTCCAGCTACTGCATTTCCCACTGGATTTACTGCTAGGAAGGTTATGTCGCCATTTGTTTTAGCATATCTAAAGCTTGTAGTTGTTGGAACAGCAGTGATTGTATAGGTTCCATTAAATACGCCGTCAACACCAGTAATAACAACTGGCATACCAACACGGAATTGATGAGCTGTTGGAGTAGTAAGTGTTGCTACGTTATTTGTTAATGATTTACCATTAACTGTTGATGTAAGCACTTTTGGTGCTTCCATAAAAATATAACCGTCATTAGGCCCAGTAATTGTGAACTCTGGATCATTAAAGTTACTTGATGTAACACCCAAGTCAATATAACCAGCATCATCGACACCATTGTTTGAGTACGCAATAAAGTCAGTAGAAGAGTTTGCGCCACCGCCTTTATTTTGAAAAGCGATTTGAGCATAATCAGACGTATCAATGCTTGCAATGATTGCTGGATCTTGAAGGCCAGCGGCTGTTTCAAATGCTTGAGCTTCTGCACCAACGTATAACTTACCTACGTTTGCTGGAGCGCTGCCATCTAGAATTGCTTCTAGTTGATCATTAAGTGCAACCTGTGCATCTGCAGATGCGGCTACTAGGTCATTAATGCCAAGTAGGTTGCCTAGCGTTTCAAGAGTTTTGGCAATATAAACCAAATCTTGAGCTGTATAAGTGCTTGCAGCAAGTGAAGCAGTGATTTCTGCTTTGACCGCTTCAATTTGCGTATTAAGCGCTGAGTAGGACGGCATTAGTTATCTCCTTCGAGGGATGTACCCAGTAAGCTAGTATAAATAAAATCGGTCATTTTAAGTCCTTAACTACCTGTCTTCTGACCGTAATCAGAAGGACCAAAAATATTAAGGCCCAACCAACGGTCATTTCTTAAGAAATTGATCTGATTAGTGACGTCTCCTGAGGCACTAACAGCAGCTATTGCCTGGTCTCTGGCTAGCTCAATGTCGTCTATAGAGTCTTCTTCTGCATTGGCTAGTGCGGTTAGGGAGGCGTCTCTTGCTGTATTTACCGCTCCAACAGCTGAGGTACCTGTTGAGGCAACGACGGTTTCTGCATCATTCTTTAGTTGATTTATGCTTGTAGTAGCATTATTTGCTGCCGTAGTAATCTGCCCCAAAGACTGAATAACAAGGTCAATAATGTCTTGAGTGTTGGTTTCACCCAACTCTTCTAACAAGTCTTCAATTGTTGCTATAACGGGGTTAGCCACTGCATTAAATGATGCAATAGCTGCTGTTGCTGCAGAGTTTAGGTTTGTAGTAGCTGTGTCTACAACCGCAGTTAGATTAGTATTAGCGGTAGATACCGTATTGTTTAATGCTGTAGAGGCTGCAGTAGCTGTTGAGGTTACCTGCCCCTGTTGATAGGTACCCTCTGCAATAACTCGAGTAAGAGCTAGATTAGCTACTGCGGCTTCAAGAGCCTTCATCTGAATTAGAAGGTCTTTGTTGTCGATGTTGGTAGCTACCGCTTCAACTTTAGCGGTAATAACCGCTTCTAATGCAGAGAAGTCGGGAGTAATAGGCACTATGGTCTCCTTATAAGCCTGCTAAGGCTACTGCCTCAATAAACGCTACGTCAGAAATAATTCTTACTTCTTCGGATTCTTCATCGAAGACTACTGTAAGGCCTTGATGGTTATCATGGTTAAAGGTAGAAAATATTACAGGAATAATTTCTTGAATTGGGCCTGCAGGTCCGGTAGGTCCGGTAGGTCCTATAGGAGCAGCACCCACCTCAATCCAATAGTTATCATACCAAATATACGCAGATCCATCAGTAGGATTAAACCAAGCGTCACCATTTGAGGCTCCTACTGGAGGAGTTTCAGAGGTGTACGAAAAGTTACCTATGGGTCCAGTAGATCCGGTTGGACCAGTGGGTCCCGTCGCACCTGTAGGTCCTATATCTCCTTGCGGACCTGTGGGGCCAGTTACAGTACTAGCCTCACCAGTTGCTCCTGTTGCTCCAGTTGGACCAGTTGCACCTATTGCGCCAGTTGGACCAGTAGGTCCAATCTCGCCTTGATTTCCTTGAACACCTTGTTCACCTTGTACGCCTTGCGCACCTGTCGGTCCAGTTGGACCTGTTGCGCCAGTAGGTCCCTGAACTCCAGATTCACCGGTTAATCCAATTGGACCTGTTGCACCAGTTGGTCCAGCTTCACCCTGTGGTCCTGTAGGGCCAACATTACCTTGAGGACCTGTTGGTCCTTGTTCACCTTGTGGACCTATTAAACCTTGTTGACCTTGTGAACCAGTTGGACCTGTCGCACCAGTAGGACCTTGAATGTTTCCAACATTAATCCATTGACTTGTACCTGAATCCCAAACATAAAGAACACCATTAACTAAATAACCTTCTCCAGGATTTCCTGAAACAGGTAGCTGGTTAGAATTATTTAGAGCACCGAGTATATTTAATCCTTGGCCAGTTGCACCAGTAGGACCAGTAGGTCCAGTTGCACCTTGTATACCTTGTGGACCGATAGGTCCAAGTTCTCCTTGAGGACCAATAGGGCCTGTGTCACCAATAGGTCCTTGTGGTCCGATATCACCAGTTAAACCAATTGGACCTGTAGGTCCTGTAACAGTCGAAGCAGGACCAACTTCTCCTTGAATACCTTGTTCACCTTGTGGCCCCACAGGACCGGTGTCACCAACTAATCCTTGTGGACCTTGCGCACCTTGAATACCTTGAATACCTTGCAAACCTTGTTGACCAGTTGGGCCTGTAGGACCAATAGCACCTACAGGACCTTGCGGTCCAACAGGACCTTGAATAGTTCCTACATTGTCCCACTCATCATTAATATCGTCCCACACATAAAGATCACCATCAATTAGGTATGCATCACCAGGATTTCCTGCGGGAGGGAGAGCGCCTTCATTAAGTAAAGTTCCAAGAATATTTACGCCTGTACCAGCAGGACCAGTGGCACCTGTATCACCAGTAGGTCCAGTAGCTCCACGAGAACCAGTTGGACCAATAGGACCAGTAGCACCTTGTGGACCTTGAATACCTGTAGGTCCTTGAATACCAGCAGGACCAGTTGCGCCTGCGGGACCTGTTACACCTTGCGGTCCTGTTTCACCACGAGGGCCAGTAGATCCTGTAGGACCTTGCGCACCTGTAGGACCAGTAACTGTACTAGCTGCACCTGTTGGACCTGTTGCACCTGTAGGTCCTGTTGCGCCAGTAGCACCGGTTGCACCAGTTGGACCAGTTACATTTGATGCAGCACCAATTGGGCCTGTAGGACCGGTAGGTCCCATAGGACCGGCTGGTCCCATTGCATCAGAACCAAAGATAACTACTTCTGGACTTTGTTGAGTTATCTCTACGATCTCTGGATCATGTGGCATAGTTACTCCGAGATCTCAGGCTTAGTAAACACTTTACCTTCTAAGTATGTTCTTACTGCTCCCGTAGAGTTGTTAGTTAATTGAATATCATAGTACGCAGTACGGGGTAGCGCTTCTGTTTGATCGCTAGTTAAAGACAAGGTTAGGGTATCTAAAATACCATTAAGAACTGATGCGCTTTTTACAATAGTAAATGTTGCAAGAATAATAGGTCCAACTTGATTGCTTGGATATGTTGGGAATAGGCGTATCTGCGATAGTGGAGTGTAGCCAGCAAGATCCATTGAAAACTTAAGCTGGATACTGAAGTTATCTCCTGAGTAAAGAGATAGATCTTTGTTTACTACCGAGCTTGCAGGAGTAATATCGCCATAATCTGGAATAGGTAGATAAACACGTTGTGGCAGTGAACCATCATCAATCTCTTGTGGGCGGTACAGAGGCACGTAGCGATTTGTACGTCTGCTGATACGGCGAAGATTAAATACATCAATCTTGTATAGACCAGTACCAAGTAGCATACATAGTTCGCGGTACTGTTCTCTTCTTTGTTGAATAATATCGGATACCTGACGGAAACGCTCTGATCTAGGAATAGATACGCCGTCAGGTGAAATGATGTCGATATCAAAGGCAGAGTCTGTAGCTAAGGTATATAAGGCCATAGTTGAAGCCAAAAGAACTATTGGGTATTCATCAATCCCTGGAACAGTTGCTATAGTAACTCTAGAACCGCTGCTGTCTGTAAGATGTGCCGCATGCTCTAGAAAAGCGTTATTTATATAGTATTGAGTTTCTGCATCAGTAAAATATTTAAAAGCAGTTCCAGAGATAACAATAGCTGCGTTATTTGCCGGCACTGCTGCTAGGGTAACCATACCCATAACTTCTTCAACGCTAGCTGAACTAGAAACTTCTACGTTGTCTACTTTTATAGATAGGGAGGCAGCATTTACTGGGGAATGAGTTAGCTGAAATCGCTTGCGCTCGCCATCTCCTCGAAACTCTTCAACGAAGGTTCTAGTGATATCGCCTATTTCCGCCCGTAGACGGTCGCTAAGTCCTGATAAAGTCGCCACTAATCCTCGCATCTATCTTGGTAAACCGGCATCCTATAATCTCAAGAAGATTAGAAATACGCAGGGTAAATAAAGACCCACCCCGACTAGGAGGGCGTGTCTTCGTCGGAGTGGGCAACTTTAGTTTAAATTAGAGCCGTTCGTACAAATAGCCCTTTTCTTGTAGGTGTTGAGCTACATGCTTAGGTACTTTGTATTTTTGACCGGCTTTGAAAGTATAGTGTTTGCCTACGCCGATAGTTACGTGTTCTAGATCTTCGGCTACACGGACAACTTGTGCATCATCCGCCATGGTAACGCCCACTGATTCAATCTCATCAAGTATTGTTGGCGAATCAGGATTTTTAGTTACATCTACAACTTCTGTCTCTAGACGAGCTGCAGCAGCCTGAGTTGCCATTGACATTTCGCCAGCACGTCGTGCTAGCTCTTCTGCGTGAGCTTTAAGTTGTTCTTCACGCTGACGTCCTGTGACGTCTGTTACTTTTGCTTTTGCCACGATTATTATTCTCCTATAGGTTGTGTGGGGGCGGGAAAACCCGCCCCCTGTACTACTAAATTAGTTGGTTTCTGCCAAGACTACAGACTGGTCAGTAATTAGACCAAGACCGTAAATAGCGTACCAAGCAAGAGCGTGCTCACGACCGAAGTCAAGAATACCGCCATCGCGGAGTTCGACTGGAAGAGAGATCGCGTGACCAAATGCATTGTCACCAATGAAGATCGCGGTGTAGCGATCCTTATTACCGTTACCGGTCTTTGTTACTGGGGTGGTATAACCTCCACCAGTTGGGTAGACAATGGAGCCAGCAGCAACGTCGGTGTCTGCAGAATAACCTGTGCCTGCACCGTTTGTTACCTTCTGGATCTGAGTGGTCTCAATGAAGACTGTGTCGTACAAACGACCAATCTCACCGAGCATGAAGTTACCTGGAGCAGCGTATTTGGTTACTTCAATGAACTCTGGGAGATCACGAAGACGACGGCTCTGGTGTGGGTGAATAAACGCAACGTAAGTCTCTCCAAGCCTTGGAATGTTCTTGGTTGCGAGGGTCTCAACAGCGTCCTTAACTGTTGATGTTGTTAAATTGAAGTTACCAGTCAAAGAAGCGCGGTTAGTTCCAACGGTTCCTGAGGTATACCAGTCGTTAACAGCAGTGTTAGCAGAACGATCATAACCGTAGATAACGGAAGATGCTGCCATGAGTGTGTCACGAGCCTGGCCATCAAGATAGAGGGCCATATTACGGCCAAGAAGACGTGAAGCCGAAGCCATTACGTCATCAAAAGAAGCATTGAGCAAGAGTTCAGATACTGCAATTGCATAGCCCTGCTCTGCAACGGTAATAGAGAACTGCTGTGCGGTCAATGCGTTGGTCTGCATACGAACACCTTCAACAAGTGCTGATGCAAAACCTAAGTTGTTGTAACGCATAAAGTTAATCTGGAGACCAGGTGCAACGCCAAGCTCTGTCTTCTTAACAGCGAACTGTTCAAAGCGGAGGATTGGCATCGACTGGAAAAGAATTTCCTTTGACCAGATTGTTTGGATTGCTTGCGTCAACTGGCTGTTAGAACCAGAGTACGCGGTAGGTGCGGCAGCTAAATTGCCGGTACCTGTTACGGCTGATGCCATAGTCGGTTTTCTCCTTAGTTATTAAGTTGTTAGATAGGTATTACTACCCGAAGATTCCCTTATTTCGATCGTTTGCTGCTTTTCCAAGTAGCTTAGATCGGTGTTTTGCGTATTCGGTAACCGACATGGCGGATATTTGTTCTGCCGTTAACTGATTTTGCTCCAAATTAGTGTCCATCGGTCCGGTCGGCGGCGCGGTTACCCGGCTGCCTGTCATTTCTTTACGGGCATTCTGCATAGCAGTCTGCGCCGATTCCAGAATTCGTGAAGATCTTTCACGCAACCCTGCAATACTTTGTTCGATCTCTTCAGGATTATTTCCTGAGATCAGGTCTACGAGCTCTGGGATGATGTTATCCCGCTCTTCTTCGAGGCGACGATTGCGGTATTCGGTGACTTCCGCATACTGACGCTCTCTCTGGAGTAGAGCAAACGTGCGTTCACGCTCTAATTTCTCTTCTTCTAGCTTTTGCTGCCACTCTTTTTCCTTAGCTTCAAGAAGTTGGCGTACATCCATTTCTGACTCAGCCTTGCGCCTTGCCTCAGCTTCCGCTTCAGCCTTTTGGCGTTCTGCCTCTGCCAATCGCTCTTCTCGTTCCTTTTTAAGCAAGGCGAGCTCTTCTTTAAGCGAATCTATTTGAGGGTAGAGCTTTGACTTCTCTTGCTCCCGCACTCTTTTTAGATCTAATTCTGTGTAAGTTTTTTCGTTAACTTCACTTACAGCGGGTTCTGCTTTAGTTTCCGTTGCTGCCGGAACGTCAGTTAAAAATGCATCTTTGACGTCTGGAGCATCAACGATATTCGTTGTTTCTGCCATGGTTGTCCCTTAGGTTTTGGAGGTCGTTGTCCGATTTAGTGCCACGATGACCTGCGGATTTATTGGTGGTATTAGGCTGGCAAACTTTTGTCAATTTGTCTGCCTAAATCTAGTGTTTTATCCTATAGACTGATCTGGGTATTTTTCATCTGGAGTACGACGCATAGGCATTTTAGTGCCGTACGCTTCGGTTACCAGCTCAGCCTGTAGTTGGGCTAGCTCAGTTAAAACTACTCCCTCTGCTGGACTTACAACCCCAGGTTGTCCAAATGGACCAGGGCCGGTACCGTCTCCAGGCTTTAATCCTGGGGGTGCCTCTCCGTTTGGAAGGATGCCTGTTAAAGAAGCAATGGACGAAGCAATTTGATTACGTACTAGCTGGATAGCCCCATCAGCCTTAGCGTCAGAAATGAGCTCGGCTCTAATTTCTTCAAGCTTCTCGTCTGGAAACTCTTCGCCTAAGTGACGCAAAGCTCCTTCACGGCTTTCTAGGCCCAGCTGCATCTTCCGTTCAATTTCACTTAATACTATCAACTTGTCTAGAGGTAGTGGTTGTGGGAAGTAAACTGTGCTTTCAAAAGTTGTTGGGCTGTTTAAATCTAAAGCTGGAAGCTGGTAGTTCTTGATAGGACCATTAACCATTGGGTTATAGATAAAGACTTCTGGCTCTTTAAAGGCAAGAGTCTTAAGAACTAGGCTATTAATCTTCTGTATGCCTTCGCCGTATTGAATAAGCTTTTGATTATAACGATTCATCAACGGCTGATATTGAATTGAAAGAGCAACTCCGGAGGTATTAGAGATTGGCTGTACTTGACCTAGAGCTGTCTCTGGAACTCCTACCATTTCGTGCATAGCTCTTTTAACAGTTTCTAGATACTGTAGACCGCCCGCTAAGCCTGAACCGCCACCTTCTAGGTTAAATACTTGAGCATCTTTTGGAAGACCGCCCCAAACCTTCTTAGGACCCTTTTCTAGAGAAGATGCCTTAGCACCGATAATAACGGTAACTGGAGCAGAGTGATAGTTAATGATGTCTGCGATATCTGTTGCTACCTCATTGTAATTTCTATTTAAGACGATAATGTCGTGGCAATCAGAAAGACCCCAAGGAGATCCAGAAATACGCACATTTGGAATATGGACGATAGGAACTATGCCAATTGGATTAGGGCGTGAGTCAATCATCTCGTCATTGATATACTCTTCAATGCGATCATCAGTAAGAATTTCAGTATAGGTATAAACCTGACGAGTACCTTCTGCAGATGTGCCCCAGAAACGATACTTAAGCTTAAAACGAATTAGGCGGGAACGATCGTGTGGATGAAACTCTGGAAAACAAAAAGAAGCGTTTAGCGGAAGAATGCGTACCTTACCTGGGTTAGCGCGACCAATAGGATCAACGTAAGCTTCTTCGTAAGCTACTTTAACAAAACAATCTCCTGAGACTCCGCCTTGCTGTCCCATTTCCCAAAGAATAGAGCTTCTATCGTTGTCTACTTCCCAAACTCTTTTTAAAATATCTGGGATAACAGCTTCTGTAGCTGCAGGGCTTCTAAACTGTACGCCTCTGCCAAAAGTAAAATTAATTATGTAATCTGTAAACGCTCTGTAATAGTTATAAACCATTTGAGCTTCACCGATCTCACGACGATATGACCAGTGATGACCAAGGTACATTGCCCAGTTAAGAGAGTAACGATTTAGGCGTGGGCCGTGAACTTCAAATTCTTCATCTGCTAATTCCACTAATCCAAGTGGAGAAATTGAGATTGTTAAATCAGAGGATGCTGCTCTATAACTTGGGGGTGAAAAATCTATTCCGCCAGCCATTACCTCATCCTTATTTGTTTAATATTAAATTAGGCCCCAGCCCCGGAGAAGGGAATACGAGGCTGGGGACCTATAGTCTACTGTATTAGTCAGCTACCTGTGCAGGGTTTACACGCTGATAGCGAGCACCTGAACGAATGACTTCTTCAATTTCGACCTGAGAGTGATCTCCATATCCGCCTTGTGAAAATTCATTGACGTATGCTGGACCTTCTACCCATGCGGCTGAGCCGACGTGGGCGCGTTGTTTCATTGTCTCTTCAGGATACTTCTCCATGACATTCATGTTGTGATTTGGACGGGTAGGTGGTACGTCATACCCCTGATCCAATCCCACTTGAAAGTCATTTGGGATATCTGTGTCTGTTGCAACGCCTTCTTCAAAGCGTAGCGGACCACGCATTCCCGGAGTTGCAGGAGACATTTTGCGTTCATAATTTGCGCCAACCTTCTCAGGGAACTGAGGGGCTGGTGCGATGTTATTCACTGCCATGTTTATTTCTCCTATAGGGTGTTGAGTTGAGGTTCCTCAGGTAAAAGTATCGGCCTAATTTAGACATTTAGGTATCTAAACCTTAAAAAAATGGGGAGGAGCTAACCTCCACCGTAGGCATAACCATATCCTGGGTTAATGAGCAGGCAAGTGCTAAAGAGTCTACAAAATCGTCGTGAGCATGAGCTTCGTCAGGGGCAGCTACGGAAAAGTTAGCCCCCCTGTATTTGACTTCAGCATCTGACATTTGCTGGTGAAATTTCTTCCAAAGACGCAGACGACGGGTTTTTGCATGGGCAGGCCAAGAAACCATCTGTCGTTGAATTAGGGCCTGCAAGTGTTTCCAACGTCTAGATTGCTCTGATGGGCTAGAGGTAATTGAAATAACCTCAGCTCTAGGCATAAGTATTTTCATACGGCTTGCTACAGCGTCGCCTACTCCGTTTGCATCTACACCAATAGCTAAAACATCATAATTTTCTAAGAAGTTAACTATTTGAAAGTATTGCTCTTCCCAATCATCTCCCTGCATCTCTAGCCAATTAAGAACACGATGATCATAATAACCAAATTCATCAGGCCTATCCCAATCGACCCAGACAACAGTAACAACTGTAGAGTCCATCTTTCTTGCGGGGTCGATTCCGACCACAACTGGCGACCTATGCCAGCTCTTAACCAACTCTTGGGACGTGTCACCAAGGTTGTCCATAATAGACGAGGTAACGAACATGCCCCTTTCCAAAAGCCATTTACAGTTATACGATAGCTGGAACTCATCTGAATCCTCTCCGATGCGTAGTATTTCTTTTTTAATGAATTTTTCATAGTTAAGGTTGAACTTAGCAACGTCTTTCCAATCCCATTGAAAATGATTCTGCTTAGCTGACCTAGAAGTTTGACGTCGTTTGTTTAATTGAATAGCTCTGTAGAAGTTGTTTTTGATTGTAGTTGGGGTTCCAGTCTTTACTAGAGTGGCGTTGTAGTACGCACCCATAGGAGCAATAGACTTAGAAACTACGAAATCGTCAGCATCTTGACACTCATCAATAATAATTAAGTGGAAGGACTTAGATTCGATCTTAGCTCGTGGGTTAGCGGTCATCATCATTAGCGTAGAGCCAGAGTTCTTAAGCTTTATATTTTTTACAATACCTGGAGTTTTAGTTGGTATGTCATCTATTTCTGGATCTCCAAGGACTTCTAAAGCACGTTGGCTAGTCAAACGGGAAACTGTTCTACCGTACAAGGTTTCTACCTGTGATTGGATAGGAGCAAACATTCCCACCCAAATACCGTCTCCAAACTTACCTAAAAGATCTGGGTACATCTTTGCAAGGCGTGGAAGAATAACCATAAGCGTAGCCACGGTATTAGCAATAGTCTCTGATTTACCAGACTGACGTGCGGCAAGAGCGGTTACTTCTTCACCATCGTTTATAATTACAGATTCTATTACTCGTCTAGCTAGAGGCATTTGATAGGGGTGTAGCTGGTGTCCAACCAGCATTGCCATAAATTGAACTATTTTTTCTATAAGAAGATTAACAAACTCTCTAGAGAGCTCATCTAGCTGTTCTTCTTCCTCGTCCTGCAGCTCTTCTTCTTCAAAGTCTAGCTCTTCTCCTAGCTCTTCAAATTGGTCTTTATTAAAATCTTGCATTTTGCCTCTTGGATATAGTATCTACTATGACGTAAATAACTTCCGCGTTCAATCTAGCCTCTTCCAAATAAACTTCTTCATTGGTTTTTTGCCATGACGATAGGTTTCGTCCAATTGGATACAACGCTTGTTCTGCCCACTGCAGTAATTCAGAAGTAGGTAACGACTCAACTCGCCGTTCTACTTTAGTCTTCTGTCTCTCTTGTTTGATTTTCTTGCCCCCCAAACCGAACATAATCCCAATCCACCTCATCTTCCGTCATTATCCTGCCACGAATGGCGTTTGTTAATGCTTGACTTTCATCGTATCTAGATATCCACTTGCCTACAACTAAAGCAGCTCTAGTTAGAGGGAATCTTACCGCAAATCCTTTTCCAAACCGATACGGCTCTTCAATCTCTTGCGTTTCTGCTGTTTCCCATAATACTGGCGGCTTTATTGGGTAAATCAGCGGATGCCAGTATATAGATTTAATACTACGAGGCTTAGCCATTATCAACCTGGCAGCTGTGCTCATATGTCTCCCGTTCGCTCATGACTTTTTGACAATCTTTGCATCTAAAGTATTTCATAGCTGCAAAGTTGTTTTGTGCAGTTCCACCAACAGCGGATTCTCCGCCTCCATCATAAGGATCGTAGTCAACTACAACTTCTGGTCGTTGAAACAATTCTTGTGGAAATGGACCCTTAGGTTGCGTAGCAACTTCTGGCACCGGATGTCCTTGTTTTGTAGCTATACGCTCAACTCTCATTAATCATAGTCCATTTTCTATAACGATTCGATAAAGAATATTATATCGGGTTGCGGTTGACATGTAGTGTGTATTTACTGGTATGGTATTACCTGTGGCCGGGTAAAACCGGCCATTAGCACCTCCGTAACAAAAGAGTTGCAGACCGAATTCGGCAGAAAGAGGCCGAATTGCTCAGTGTGAGTGACAGACACATAGAGTTAGGACTGGCTCTCGAGCCTAGGAGAACGAGTGCCAAAAAATGAAAAACAACGTTATATAGCCTCTTGGATAGCCGCACTGATACTGGCAGGAATACCTGCAGCACTAGCAAGTCGAATAGATGGAGCTACAGTTACTATAACTGCAGAAGCTCCTGCGGATCCTCTAGATAAATACAGAAAAGCCAAAACCCTTACAGATGAGGAATTGGTAGATCTCTTATCTCTAGTAGGTTTTGAGGGGAAAGCTCTTAAAATAGCTTGGGCTGTAGCTAAGAAAGAGTCTAACGGACGACCAAAGGCGCACAATGACGATCTTGCAACGGGAGACGATTCTTATGGGATATTCCAGATTAACATGTTGGGTTCTCTGGGAGATGACCGTAGAGAAAAATTTGGTCTAAAAAAGAATACCGAGCTGTTTGATCCAGTAGAAAATGCCAAAGCAGTGTTCTATATGACCGCTAAAGGCACTAACTGGGGTTCTTGGGGATATGGCCCATACGCCCATGATGGCGATCCATCAGAGCCAAAGATTGAGCAGTGGTTGGAAAAGTTTCCAACAAATTAAAGAAAGGCCGGGGAAACCCGGCCTTTTTTATTAATGCTTTCTTCTATTAAAATCTTTTCCAGGTTTATAGTTTCCTTTTAAACCGCCCCTACGCTTAGAAGGACCATCAAAGGGTGCTGGTCTAGAAGCTTTCTTTGGGAGATTTACTGATTCATCTTTATTTGATTCAAATTTTTTCATTTCTTTTTCCTTGTTCGTCTCTTGTTTTCTTTAGCTGTGTTTTTTCCGTGTTTTAGGGGTCTTAGATTACTATCGCTGTCGTCATCGTGATTATTATTCTTATGATCTACATCGGTATCTTTAGATAGTTTACCGTGTTTTTTTTCATATTTATCACGAGCAGCGTTTTTAGATGTAGTGTGCCATTTACCCTCAGAATCCTTGTAATGTTCAACAATAATTTTACGACCACCGTTTTGCTTAGATCCCTTGTAAGCTTTACCTTTGGCTACAACTTTACGGTTTGACATTCTTTACAACCTTTTCACGAGGATACGGCTCAATACGAGCTTTAATAGTTCCGTCCTTACGTAAATACACAATCCAGCCGTCTTTAATTTGAGTTTTATTAAAACCGCGATGTGGTTTAAAACTTCCTGAGCTCATGCCCGCACTCCTTACATTTCAATGGATCTCCAAAGGGTATTCTATTAGATACTCCGCAGTTAAAACACACGAATTTTACTGAACTCACTGTTTTCCTTCTTCACTTCCAGTACCAAAATGATCATTTCGGGTCATATCATTAATTGTACCCTCATTACAGCTATCGCATTTAGACCCATGATTTAAATTAGTTTTCCTATCTGACTGAGAGGCATGCTCTTTAAGCCATCCCTTATTCTGCCTAGCATCCGCTCTGTAAGTAGAACATTCCTCACACTCATCATCATGATCCATAAATAGGATGCCCTCAGCAGGAGGTATGCCATAACGTCTACGCTTATCTGCCTCATTAAGAGCCTCTATAGCATGTAGCCTTCTATACCACGCAGGCCTATCAATACTCATATACTCCACCAGCCGCCATATTTGGCACCTGGGTTGGCTTCTCTCCATTCTCGATGTAGTTTGTTCTGAAACTTCCAATCTATTCTGTGCGTAAGCTTACCGCATAGAGTGCATATGTCCTCATCCATGTCTTTATAGACATGCTCACACATCATGTTGTCCTAAATTGCCGTCCAGGTTGGATTGGAGCCCACCTAGCTTGAGCATGTTGAGCACAACCTCTACTCTGTACTTTCTGAGTACATCCCCAATCACAAGCCATAATTCCTCGTGCCCAAGCTGCTGATTTAGCCATTTGTTTGAACCTTTCCACATGAGCAGTCTTCCTTAAATTGTCCGCATGGACTGCAGGTCATACGTTCTTCGGGGGTTAACCCACCAGTAGATTCTTGTCTATTTTCGTATAAATGTACTTGCTTATAGCTAGCAAGAGGAACACCGTAAGCAATAGAAGCGTTTACAACTCTGGGATCATTCCAAGGGCGTGCTGATTTAGATGTACGGTCAGAAACGCTCATCCGTACTCTTCGTGTACCGTAATTAAGATCCTTTTTACGACGTCCCATTAGTTACTAGATTCTCCGCTTACTCCACGACCAGGCGTACGTAACTGTACGTCTTTGTCAATTTTAGGCAGGTAAGGTATACCGCTTAAGTATTCAGCGGCTTCCCTAGCATTATGTCGTAAAGACTTAGCACCCCGTGCTTTAGAAGTATTCTGCTTAAAGCTAGACTTTCTGTTCATTACTGGCCCTTCTTAGGAGCCTTCTCAGAAGTCTTTCTAGGTTTTTTAGGGCTACCTTCTCCTGCAGGCAATATTCTGCCAATTAATGGCATAGTCTTGCCTTCTTTAGGAGGAAGCTGTTTACTTCTTGCAGCCGTAGGTTCTGGCACACCCACGTCAAATAGACGTCGTGGAGGATTAGATCCTCGCACTGTGTTAGCGCCAGCAGTTTCTACGTTAGCTTCTTGTTCTGTAAGCGCACGTACATTACCGCCCAAGAATTGACGACTCCTACCTTCAAATGGAATCATGTATTGTTTTGAAGCTGCCTTTGGTGTAGGAGCCTCTTCACGATTATTAAAATCACTTACCTGCCTAACCTCATTGGCATATCCAGATATTCTAGGTTTTCCAGAAGCTGCTTCATCTTGTGCACGAGCAGCGCCAGCGTCTTGTTGAATTTTTACGCCGAAATCAAATGAAAGCTGTCTTCCTTGAGGTTGAGGACCGCGGAACATTTTGCCCATTTCATCAGATCTACGGCCTGCATATACCTTACGTAGATCTTCTTCTGAAAATCCACCAGTACCGGTCTGAGTAACTAATACAGCACGACGTTGCTGAGACTCTCCAGTTACAGGGTTTTCTACAACCGTAGTGCCACCACGACGTCCGGCACGAGGAGGCAAAGGCTTAGGATTACCTTGTTCGTCTCGAACTGCAGGTATACCCTCTCCTTTAATAGTAAACATATCGTCTTTACTTCTTTTTGGTCTTCCAACGGGAATAGGAACTAACTCTTCAACGTTACTAAATCCTGGACCAGGAACTTTTTGAATACCTTTAGCGACTTTGCGTTTTCCTACAAAACCCCTGCTAGGTCTGCCGGATACTTCATCGTGTGAAGATTGAGCTGCTTCTAAAAGTCCGGTTACGTCATCCTGATGGCGTTGTCTAGAGGATCTAGAATCATCGCCTTTTTGCTTAAGAACATCAATATCGCCTCTAAATCCTTGAAGAACACGAGCAATCATCGTAGAAACGTTTGGAGTAATACCTACCTTAGCTAAAGTTTCTCTATCTTTAAGCGATCCAGCAAGAGAGCCGTCTTCTCCCCATCCTTTAGGAGGTGCAGTAAATCTCCAAGTAGGTCTGTTTCTATCTCCACCTTTATGATGTCCATAATGAGTTATTACAGGCTCAACAGTTCCTGAAGCTGCAGATCCTTTAGTACCTTCAACTTCTTGTACTGTTCTTTGTCCTCCCCATGGATGTTGCAATTGCTTGACCATATCGGGGTGCATGTCAGAAACTCTATAAACTTTTGGAGCTCCTGATTTGTCAGTTTCCGTAGGATGTTGCCAAAATTGTGTTTTTGCAGCTTCTGTTGGTTTAAATTCATTTTCTGCAATTTTTTCTAATCCCATCTCTCTGTGAATTTCCATTTTACGTCGAGAACGTTGGAACTGCATAACACCTTCATGAAGAGTAGAAAGACGATTTCTTGCTTCTCTGTCATTTTTTCCAAGATAATTTGTAATCTCATCATGAGACAAATTGGTATATGTCATAACACGGGCTTTTTGATCGTGCTCGACATTAGTCATACGTTCTACTTCTATCGAATCTTCGTTAGGTTCAATACCCCTATCAAACAAAGAACTTGCAGCTAGACGTTTTGATACGCTATCAATTTCGTATCTAGACTCTTCATTAGCTGTTCTAGCTACCGGTGGGTTCTGCATTCCCCTTTGTAGACGCTTTTCAGCTCGTCTAGGGGATTGGGTAGGAACAAGTTCTGGAGTAGGAGTAGCAGTCCTACTGTAATTAATATTTCCTAGGGTAGAGGGGCCACGCTGAGCTTCTTGGAATCTTTGTTGAGCGGGGGTGGGTTCTTCTCCCATACCTACACCACTAACAGTAGCGTCTTCAGTTAGGTTTGTTCTAGAAGCGGCAGATGCTGCTTTTGCAGCTCTGCGTTTTTCCAGAATAGTTTTAATAAGCGTAGGATCTGATTTTGGCGGCTCTGCTTCAAACTTTTGCACTGCTTCAACAGTTGCCCTATCTTCTGCAGCATCTCTTGGATCTAGTTTAGCTTTTTGACGAGGGGTGGTAATTCTTTCGCCATAACCAGTAGGGTTTGCTTCTAAAGTTTCGTTTGGTTTTGCTATTGGCCTAGCAACAGTAGTATCAACAATTGGGGTTGATTCTTTAGGCTTAGGAGTAATGTTACGTGCAGCACGACGTCCCGCATACTCAGCTATATCACGTTCAGTACGTTTGCTCAATGCTTCAGAACGAGATTTCTTTCGTTCAGCTTTGCGAGGATCTTCAATACCCTTACGCTTTGGCTTTCTTGGTTTTTTTTCTTTTGCCACTATGCGCCCGCTTTACGTACCCTAGGTTTACGAACTTTCTTTGGTCCAACAGACGGAGTAGTATCTATTTTTCCAGCACTATCTTCACGCTTGGCTACCATGGAATCATAAGCTTTGTTTAATCCAAGACCTTCTGCTTCTTGAATATTTCCACTAGAAACTGCGTCAGAAACTTCTTTTTTAGTTACATAGGGTCGTTTTTTACGTTTAGGTGCCATCACCGGAAATTCCTGGACATCTTTACCTCTTGCCATAGCATCTTGACGTTGTAACATTGACTCTTGATAGGCAACTCCCGAACGTGGAGACCAACGAGCATTTAATGGATCTTCAGCAGGACCATACTTTTGAAGCGCTGGGTAATTAAATTCACCAGTTTTTTTATTTTTAGACGTGCGCTTTTTTTCAAATGCAAAAGCATTTTTTGCGTTGTTCTTTTGAACCATGTCTGTACCAACAACTTTGCCAGCAGCTTGAGCAGCTGCAGCATTCATGGATCTCTTGCTCATTTCTTCAGTTAAAAACTGTTGCTGCCAGGCAAAACGTTCTTTATTAAGCTGCTCCATACTTCTTGCACGGAACATGCCAAAAATTTTATTTACCCAACCACCCCCACTTCCGCCTCCAGAACTTGGATTAACCGGTAGGTTGTTTACTGATTTATTCACGAAAAACTCCGCTCTTGGTTGGTACTCAGAAGTCTAGCAATTCCTCCTTGGTCTGTAAGGGCTTTAGCGTGCCTATTGTAATGATGGAAGCAAAATACAAGGATTCCAGAGGGCATATCTACCCTAACTCCAGCCCGGGCTGGGCATCGGTCGCAACGATCTACTACAGTGACTTCTACTAAAACTTCTTGGACTTCTTTAACAGTTGTCATAGAGCAATCTTCTCACAAATGCCAAAGGCCGGGGAGATAAACTCCACCGGCCTCTGCGCTATTCAGTTGTACTATGCGGTGAATGCGAACTTGACAAGAGCAACTGAAGCTCCAAGGTTTGCCACTGTTGCGGCAGCTGGAGTTTGAGTCTTTACTAGTCCATCATTCTGTGCTGTTGCACCAGCTGCGTTATTTGCAGTGGTTACAGCACCCTTAACAAAGCCAGCAGCAACGAGTGCAGTATTAGCTGCAGCCTCTGTCAATCCTACTACGTTAGGAATTGCAGCTTGGTCAATTGTATCTAGGAATGGTGCTTCAGGAGTGTAGTCTGGATAACCGTTCCAGTTGTTAAGTGCAATACTATGGTTGTTTCCTACAACTGTTCCTGGTGAGCCAAGTCCTGGGCTAAGTGTAACTGTAATATCTGTCTTTGTTAGAGCTGGGCTTGCTTTAACAGAATAGCCGCTCCAATCTACATTTTGTGCAGAATTTGCAGCTACGACTGTGGTAGAGCTTCCATCTCCAACACGTTCGTCGTCAGGTTGCATCGGTAGGTTACCCCACACGAAGTCAACCTTAATGTTTCCTGATGTATCGTTTGCCATTAAATTTCCTTCACTTGATCAAGGTGATTGTTCGGGTTTGAACCCACATATAGTGACACAGTTTATTCCTCCTGTACGTATGTATGAATGTTTCCACCTGAATAGATATCATGCTTGCAGGAGATCTCAATAGCCTTCTTCAAAATCTTTTCCGCGACGGCCGGTGTACTTACTTTCGTATAGTTATAGGCCTCTAAAGCTCCAAGAGCTATATCTCCACCACTGCCGGCATAGTAAACGCGGCGGGCTTCTCGATCCCAAGAGTAATCATTAAAGATCGGGTATATAACGCCTCTAACAACAACTAGAAGGTTAGAGTCTTGCCAAGCAGCGTCGCCATCTTCTTTACCATCAAAGCCAGCCTCAATGAAAGCTTTACGCATTGAGGGGATAAAACGGCGGGTAATGAAACGATCTAACTCTTCTCCAACTCGAGGTTTGGGGGCTTTCCAACCTAACTGTGCAATGTTTCCACCACGGGATGCACCAGATACGGCAATTAAGATTCCGTTATTATTAATAATCTTAGAGTTTGCTAGTTCCATATAACGACCACCTTCATCAGATGCTCGTGAATCGCAACCTATAACGGCCCAGCCATCACCTTGTATAGCAGCAAGTGTTGTCATTAATACCCTTCAACATTTCGGGGGCCCGTATTGGTGTGATACACCCTAGCCGAGTATTAATACTATCAGAGCTAACGACCTTCTTCGCTACCGTACTGAAGGTTGTCGGGGACTTTACGGGGCAACATACCGGGGGAATTGGTTACTTCTTGCCAGGGAAGGGTGTCAATACCGTTATAGTAGAGGTATTTACCTGTAGAGTCGGAAGACTTCAAGCCTTCCCATAGCTCTTCCTCTATCGACTCTGTGTACATAATCCACTTGTTGTCACGAAAGATAATTACTAGCGTTCCTGTATCTTTGTTATAGCCTAATACTTTGGCTCTAGGAAAACTTAAATTAGTTGTAGGAGCGATTACTACCTCATACCCTGGTCCGAATGGATTATAGCCTGAACTTTTCTCGTCTAATAAATTTCTAGGCGCTCCCATGCGATCTGCGATAGCTTGTTGAATGTTAAAGGTTCTATCGCCTTGTTGCTCTTCCGCTTGTTGTCTACGACGAAAGTAGCTTGGATCTATGTTTTGATTCCTTCTGGCCATGTTTGCACTATACCTCTCCGGCCACTGCCTGAAATGACAAAGGTCTGGAGTTGTCCGGCTACTGCCTTGTAAACATAGTCGTACTAGTTTGTTTCAGCTGCTGCAAAGTCGGGGTGCTAGGGGTTTAAGGGTGGGGGGTGGTAATTCGATATCCATAGGGGGTGGCTCGCAAGCGCGACCAAGTTAGGCGGTAGGTGGTATTTCTATACCTACACGCCTCCTGTTAGGTAGCCTTCCTGCGTTGCCTATGCGGGGTTCAACTGAAGTTATCCCCGCATAGGCGCTAGTCATGCGCTCGCATGGCTTATACAGAAAGGGAACGCTAGTGAATACATCACTAGAGATGGCTCGCGCCATCATCAAAAGCAACACCTCCGAGTTGCTCGGTATTGTCGCTCAGGTATTTTCTGACGGCACAGCAACCTCCCCTAACGACTTACTTGGTGAGAAGCCTTCCAAGACTTCTCGTGGCAAGGCGTGGGGTGCGTATCTTATCTACCTCGGTGTAGAGGACAAGGTAGTATCCAAGAACATCAGGGTTCTTGCCTATGCCTACGACAAGATAGACACCAACGCTAAACCTTCCGAAATCGTCAAGCAACTTGACGCCTTTCGTGCTGAGATGGTTGTTAATAAGGAAATCCTACTTGCCGAAAGCGTGGCTAACGGCGAGTATCTCACCGACCAACTTGATAGCATTGACTCAGCGGTCAAGGCTATTGAGAGTAATCCGCTATACCCAACACTAGGGCAGACCAACTCATTTGAGCGTTTGCTCTCCCGTATGACAGCCCTTCAGGGGTCATTTAGGGTCGTTGATAAGCAGGTCGCTACCCACGCCTAATCGTGGCGTAAATCGCATGGCAGGGGGAGTTTAGGCTCTCCCTGCCCTTATCTATACTCATAGTTATCACTTGGCTACTGCCGATAGCGAACTCTCATCTTTGAGAGTCCAAGCGGGTTTGGTAATGCCCCGTATCGCTATTAGCAGATAGTTCGCATACTTAGTTTGCGGATAACTGTGAGTATAGATAGGGAGTGTCCATAACCTAGACGAACTGCCTTTTGGCAAGAGTAGTCTAGGCGGACTGTATTCTCTCTTCGTAGGTGGCTATCTAACAACTTGTGTCTTCTGTCTAAAAGAGAATACGCCCCCGCCGACCCCTGTTTATTTGTCGGTTGGGGCGTATTACTCTGATGGCTAAGAGCATACATAGGGACTAACCCCCTTTCTCCTTATCGGCTATAACACTTGGGTCTTATTCTTTCTACCCTTGCTGGAACAATGCCTAATCTCTGTGTATGCTCTTGGCTATCAGAAAGGAGTCTGTTATGACTAATAGCCAACGCAAGAATGGAAAAGCGTTCAAGAAGAACCCTGGTTCAGCTCAACCCCCGAAGACGAACTTCGCCCATGTAAATGGTCGTAGTGCTGAGTCTCATGCTTTGCGTGAGTCTTGGAAAGCCATTGGTGGTAGAGCAGATAGCAACCACATTCCTCATTGGAAAACAGGAGTAATTCCCCGAGCAATTCCCCGTAGGAAGACAGGAGTAACGAATGTTTGAGTTTATTTTATTTGGCGGTATGTTCTGTATCGCTTATTTAACTGTTCTCAACTTAATTCGATTACGCCGTTACAACAGAGCCAAGATAGAGAAGGTTGTGCCTTCTATGCCTGATGTAACGACAAAGTAAGTCCCCCGCGAAATTTTTGTGCGCATGGGGAAGAGCCCCTTTGACTTATAGTCTTTTCGACTGTAAGTTGAAGGGGCTTATTTTTTTTGTTTTTTTTCCCCTTATTTCCCCATCAAACCAATAGTAAAGAAAGGAGAACACAATGACTGAGCCTATTGTATCCGTAATAAGATGCGGAACAGTATTACAGGGCAAAGGTGTATCGGAGGGAGCAACAGTATTGCTCTTCAAACCCGTTCCAAACGATGCTTCAAATACTACTGTTCTGTGCTATGCGCCTAAGTCCGTTAACAGCCCCTATGTTGTATGGACTTATAACGAAATCACTGGTTCATGCTCAACAGGAGATTATTTTCAAAACCAAGCCGAAGCAGCAGCGGAATTTGCTGAAAGGACTTGGTAATGATTAAATCAACGATAAACATCAAAGTATCTGTTGATGAGAAGATTACTTTATCGCAATTTCAACGGATACATACTTCATTAGAAGCGGAAATCAACCGCTTTCTTCTATCCCTAATAATAAACAACCAAGTAATGCAAGATAGAGGAGAACCATGTTCACTTGTGACACATGCGGTGATCCCGTCATTCCCGAGCGTTGGGAACTTGGGAGTAGATGAGGAATAGTTAAATGACAACACTAGAGAAATTCGCTCAAAGAGTCAAAGACACTCGAGAGGCAATTCCAGCCACGATTGAAGAGATAGCATTATTTTCTCAACTAACACCTGAACGAGTAGCGTCTATTGAAAGTGGCAAAGATAACAGCGTAAATGCGCTAGAAATTCATCGCCTTGCTTTTGCGCTAGGTGTCACCTATCAAAATCTAATGTTCGGAAAGGATTAGATGCACTTCCGCTTACCGAAAAAAAACCATCAAAACTACTTAATAGGAGTAGAAAACAATGAAAACCAAAAGCAAAAACACCTTGATAATCAATAAAGAAAAGCGTCGCATACTCAATGCTAGGACTAATGCAGCGCAAATGGCTAAAACCATACTCGCTCGTAGGTATCGTGACGAATACAGGGTTTTATACACCCGAATACTAAAAGAAGAGTTTGGTATAGATACCAGAGTGATGTCTATTCAATCAAAGTATGCAAAATACGAGTCACAAAACAAACGAAATGTAATAAGCGCTCTCGTAGACCTAGAACAAAAAATAACGCGTAACGCGGTGCGTAAAGGAATAATTAAATGAAGTGGAGTAATGCTCAAGGTAGACGTGATCATAACAAATGTGCTCAAAGAGCAGGCACAATCTTGCGTAATAGGTATAAACAAGAGTGGAAACAAGCCGTAATTGAGGCAGCACAGAGTAACTATGCTAATCCTCAAAAACGTGCTGATACCGTCATTCGAGTCAAATACAAAATAGAGTGGAAGCGTGAATTTGAGATTCATGCCAAACTTATTGGCTATTCCACAATGACTATGAGGCAGCTGCGCTCTATACAGAAAAAAAGCGAACAACTATCAGAACGTCTAAAGAAGTTATCAGTTCTCGTAAAGGAATAATATGAACTACAAAAAGAAATGGGCATAGATGTATAGGGCATCACAGGCTTTCCTGTGGTGCTCTATCTATCTGTGATACGCACAGATAGAAGATAGAAGAAGGATACCCAAGCCATGAAAAAGGCAATTCAAATCAAGACCACAGGTGAGGTTGCTGAGTTAGACATCACTGAAAACTCACTCACTACCTTGCAAACTGCAGTTGGTGGTTGGGTGCAAGCAATCGACATTGCCACAAACCCTACGTTTACATCAACGCAATGGACTGGCATAACCATGTGGTGCAACGAGGAAGGCAAACTCACTGGACTACCGCACAACCCTTTTGCACAGTTCATGTGGGATAAAGCTTTCGGTCCACACACCGACTACATCGTGGGAGACATCGTTCTCACAGGTGGCACAGACAAAGAAGGCGAAACGCTGGGACTCTCAGACGAGCAAACTGAAATCATTTCAAATATTGTTGAAAGAGTTCGTCAGTTCGTTGAGCCAAGAACTGTAATAACGCCAATGTAATAACGCAATAAAATTAGTACAGCACGGGTTTGGCAGGCTTATTAGCCTTTGGGACCCCTCGCTTACGCTAAATGTCCTGAGCATGACAATTAAAAAGGCTCACACAAAGCCTAACCTAATAAGAAAGGAAATAAAATGGGTTTAGATATGTACTTAAGTGCTAGAAAGCATATTGAGAAAACCGACTGGAATAAATTAGATAGAGATAACTTTGGAAGCGAAACTCGCTATTCCGAAGCGACATTCCCACAATGGGATAATGTTGTTAAGTCTGCTGGATTAACTACTCTAGTCGATAGAGAAAGTATTTATGGGCTAGATGTTACCGTGAATGTTGCATATTGGCGCAAGGTCAATGCGGTTCATGGCTGGTTCGTAGAGAATGTGCAGAATGGCGAGGACGACTGTGGCGAATACTATGTATCGCATGAAAAATTGAGAGAATTAGTTAGACTGTGTACTTTTGCCGTTGCCAATAAAAACCCTAATCTAATACCGCCGAGAGGAGGATTTTTCTTTGGCGGAACGGACATAGACGGGTGGTATTGGGAAGGTCTAATGGAGACCATTAATCAACTTCAGCCTCTTATCGATAGACCTGATTTCGATAAACTTTCATTCTATTACCAGTCATCTTGGTAAATATCGTGACAAAAATAGAGTTCTCGCCTAGTAGGTGCTTGCATCGAAAGGAAGGGACGTCGTGCTCGCGACGATAAATAAGGGAGCACCGGAACAGCAGAAGTTCCGCAGCCAGATACGTCCCATTCCTATTGCTAGACAATAGATGGGCTCCGTTGGCAGAAAACAAATCAAAGTCCTGAGCATGACTTGACAAAAAAAGAGCTCTTAGAAGACACATTGAATAGGCTTGTGATTGTAACTGAGAACGTAACCTGTAGTAGGGTGTAACTGCGAAACTACAGCGAGCGTGAAGAAGCAAAACAGTACGGACTTAGGTGCTTGAGGTACAGGCTCTGAGGTAGTTACCTATCTAAGTAAGAGCAGAGGCATAGTGAAGTGGTCATGACATTCACCATGTATGTAGTTCTGCGATGCAAGAGGGGCTGTGTAGCGAGTCTCGCACAATTCCACAAGTAATTCAATGTGTCATCTAATCATTCAGGTTTGCACGGGGGATCACCAATGGTGTCAATTGACTTGTAGGGTTGAATATGTCCTCCCTCGCAATACCGGACTAGCGGTTACATCTAGTCAAGCCCATGTAAGCGTCAAAGTTTACGTGGGCACGCTCGTGTCAACACATGGCACGTGGCAGAAAGGCACATATGTATATGAGAAAAAAGAAAGTTCTCAAGCTGATTGAAGACATGATGCTTCGTTCTGAGTTAGACGCTCAGGATTTAGACAACATGCACAGTCGTGCCTACCACTCTGGAGTCATTGACGGAATGGGTGACATTCTATATGCTCTCTCACCAGAAAGAGCAAGAAGGTTTCCCATCTCTATTAATTGGTTCGAAGAGGACGAACAAGTATCCAAGCAAGAACTTGATCGTATTCAAGAAGCAGAGAGGGAGCGCACGTTTGAATACATCAATCGTGAGAAAGAGGTGTATCAATGATAGTTGACAACTATCAAAGTGCTGCTGATTGGCTCAGTAGAGGTAAGCGTAAGTGGGAGCGCCCGCTCTACACACGTGGTCTTGCACTACGGCGTGTACCAGGAACTGGGAACATAACTACATCTTCAGACATTGAAGTGTTCTGTAGATGGAATCAGCAAACATTAGTTACGTATCATGCAGATGGTACGACAACTATACAAGCCAAAAATTATCAAACTCATTGGGGTAGATCACACAACCCATTGTATTCATGGAGTACACGCACAGTCTACAGAGACTTTGCAAACCTTCGTGATGTATATCAACGCAAACATAAAATACATGTGGTGTTTCAAGATGCTAAAAACAAACCAGGCAAATTATGCAAATGCAGACGTTGCGGTGGTTCTGGATTAGTAGATGGTTGGTGTCAAGTTTGGTGGTGCTCATATGGCAAAGAGTGCACCATACAACCAAGATGGGAACCCTTAGAGGGGAGCCCTTCACTAGAGCACAAGCACCCATGTGAACATGGACAAACCCAAAGTCATTACATTCCCAGAGCAGAGACTTGTTCTCGTTGTAATGGAAGTGGAAAAGCCGTTTACGGAGCAGGCTATCAAAGCATGCTGTGGGACGGCTCACCATTGCGCCTACAACAAGGCATATTGATAAATCACAAACCAAGCGAACTAGAGAAAGCGATAGCAGCATATGTCTCAATCAGTTGAGTTCAACCCAATGTATCAAGGCATATCATTTACAGAAGCAGAAATTACTGACGCTGAATCAATGTCAGCAGAAGTGTTGGTTGCTGAATACAGCAGGGTTATTTTAAAGGACAAGATGATGCCTAAAAACTTCATCAGATTATCTGAAGCAAGTAAAGCGTTTAGAGAAGCATTGACAGCCCAGCTTCTCACGGATGTCACTGACCATGACAGCCTTATAGACACATTTACTGGATGGCTTCAAATGACTCCATCAGGAGTTAGTACGTTGAAGACTCTACAAGAGTATTCAGCAGCCATTACTTTTGCTGTCGAGCGTAAAGACTTGACAGTAAAGATTATCAAGCGAGGAGAACCAGGAGAAACCTCACCTGCTGTCTGGTTGATAGTCGATGCCATGAAAAAAGGTATGCCTGGCGTCATGTATCAAAACTTGATAATCAACAGCCGTCATTCTGCACTCCGACAACTAGAGGAACAACAGCAAAACGGATATCTAAAGCATTACCTACAATAAAGAAAGAGAAGGTAAGCGAGTGAAAACATATGCCTATGAAGTTCAGGGCTTATACAATCCCAAGACATACGGGTGGGAAGCGGTATTTACCGCCAGCACTAAAAAGGAAGCTCTCTCTATCTTGAAAGATTATCGCAAGAACGAGAAAGTGCCTTTCCGTATCAAGAAAGTGAAAGAAGGTAAGTAAATGTCACACTTTGACAAGTTCGACATAAATATGTTTATCAACGGTGACGATAACGATGATAACTGTGAGCATGATGACTGTACATCGCTTATGGATACAGCAAAAATGATTATGGCTCATCTAAACGAAAACTACAATGAAAAAGAACACAAGATGATGAACCCACCCTGTGTTACATGCGTTACGTTCCATGTCGCAAACCTGATGGGCATTACCATAGCACTTCGTCACCCAGAAGAATTGCCACTAGAACTGAGACGCCGTGTGCTCTCAGATGATTTCCCCAGCCCATTTTAAATAAGGTTATATATGGCAAGAAGCACTCGAGATTTGGCCTGCCATTCTACTCCGACGCCAAACCGTAATCTGCGGATGAACATGAACGTAAACGCTTCAGGAATAAAGAACGTCACACCCAAGCCAATAAGAGCAAAAACCCTGACTACGGGGTGAGGTGATAACCATCTTTGTTGTTTCCTGTTTTACGTTGCTGACGGTGCGGCCGGACGATCTGCGTCACCAATCTCCTTCGTGCGTAAACTATATAAAACAAAGACAGAGCGAGCGTGGATTCCCTGACAACGCGAGGAAATTAGACTTAACGCATTCAGCCGTATCCTCCGCACTAGAACGTATGGTGCGACGAACAGGTGCCTTGCCACCAGCAAGGCTAAGTGAATGGGCCTATCTGCACGTTGTTTACACTCCACGCCCTCTGTCTTTTAATAGATTTCCGGCACGGTGCCGGGAACTGTAAGCAAATCGCTTACGGACACGAATCCAAATACCGAGAAGGGGTAGGAAATGGATATCGCTATATTCACAGAATCCTACGAGCCGATAATGGGAGCAAAACGCCGTCAAGTTCTCATTACGCCACATGGTGGCGAACTCGTAAGAATCTACACACGGGTCACTGATGGGACTAAGGGTCCTCACAATAAATGGGAGGAAACTGAGTACGACATACTCGTGGGACAGATCGGTGCAGCCGAGCAACTCACACGCACTCCAGTTGGTGTATATGTTACATCTGCTGATGAGCGTGCTATGACGAGCAAGGGTTATTCCCCTGTTCTTGGCACGAAAGCGTGTCAGTCTCATACAAAAGCAACCGTATCCACAGATAACTTGAATGATATCCTCCCAGATATTTATTCACAGGTATCCGAACGCGACGAATCACTCGAGGAATATGTTATCGATGGTCGTCGTCAAGCCGGCTCTGTGGTGCCAGTTGCAGCTGCTCCAACACAAACAATCGCACAGCCAGCAGCGGAAATTAACGCAATGCCACAAACATATGCGCCAACACATGCTGCTCTAGCAACAGTGCCAAGAAAGGAAATAGCCGAACGTTACGTCAGTCGTACGATTTGGGGTAAACAAGACTTCGAAATCTATGACTATGCTCGTGCCAATCAGGTAAATGTTCTTATTTACGGTCCAACAGGTCCCGGCAAGACTTCATCTGTCGAGGCTTGGTGTGCTTCCCGCGGGCTAAAACTCGCAACCGTATCTGGCAATGCATCGCTCGAACCAAGTCAAATGTTTGGCAAAATGATCATGCTAAATGGTCAGTGGGTTTGGATTGACGGTCCTGTTACTGATGTATTTCGTAACGGTGGCTCGTTGCTCCTCGATGAGGTCAACTTTATCAATCCAAAAATCTACACCACATTGTATCCAGCGACAGGTTCGCAGCGTACATTGCAATTGTTGGACCACATGGGCGAAACAATTCAGGCTCATCCAGACCTGACTATCTTCGCTACCATGAATCCTGATTACATCGGTACAACGCCTCTAAACTTTGCGTTTCGCAATCGTTTTGACATCCAAATCCCGTGGGATTACGATGACAAAGTCGAGTCCAAATTGGTCAGTTCAAAAGCGTTACTTGTTGTGGCTCGTCAGCTTCGTGTAGAAGCAAACAAAGGTCAATACGAAACCCCTATCTCCACAAATATGTTGATGGAGTTTATGGAATTTGTAAATGGATTGAACTACGAGTTTGCTGTTGAGAACTTCATTGCTCACTTCACACCAGAAGAAGCAGCGTCTGTTCGTCTCGTATTCCAGACCCACGAACACAATATCAAGTCTGACTTCGGAATTGAAATTCCAGTCACTGTTGTACAACCCGAAGAGTCATTGACCCCTGAGCAAGAACTTGAACAGTGGGTTGGTGGTTTTGTCCCTTCACACTAGAAAGGATATAAATGCCTCTTATAAATGACCTTGATGATATTTATCAAGGATTTAGTTGGCAAAGGGAAGTTAGAGAGGAAGATGTGCAGGAACGTGCATTACAACTTGGAACTCTAAGTCGTGTGTATGAACAAGCAGATCGTGTCCTAACTGGCGATCCGATTGTTGTGAATGTCGTAAAAGAAGGTCCCGCACCAGCGTGGTCTGACGGTGCGACAATCACGCTCAATGCTTCTGAAATTCTAGAAATGGATTTGGAAACATTGACACAAGTAAACGGCCTCAATTATCACGAGCTGTGTCATCAACTATATACGCCTCGCAAAGGCACAGAGATGGTCAAGTATGTGATAGAGAATAAACTAATGGAAAGTATGAATATCCTCGAGGATCAACGTATCGAGACGCTATTCACTGCTAGATATCCTGCAGTTATTCCTTATCTGTCTGCCACCTGTGCTCGCTGGCTAAGTTCTAAAGACGCAGACACGTCTGGTAACTATCTGGCTATACGTGGTCGTCGATATCTACCGGTAGAAGTTCGAGAAGCATACCGAGATGCGTTTGCATACCCCGAACTTATTCCCACTATCGCAAGAATCATCGACGAGTATAGGTTGTTGGTATTTCCCAAAGACTACAAGAGAGCCATAGAACTGATAGAACAGTTCAATGAGTATATTCTCAAGCCCACAGGAATACTGGATGCAATCAGACAACAGGTTGCTGCTTACAACTGCAATCCTGCAGATAGCACAGGCTGCACTCACGGTGGTCCTTCGGGCTGCGGTGGTCGTGCACCTATGGTTAAAGGCAGACCAGAGCCAGGTAAAGCTCAAGAGCGTGATGCTCAACGAGCAAAAGGTCAAGGTAAAGCCGAATCTGACTATACATATAAACCTAAACCAAAAGCTACAAATAGCAACGACAATAAACCAAAAGCTACAAATAGCAACGACAATAATAAAAACAAAGAAGATAATCCTAGTGCTGGTAACAGTAATAAAGAAAAATCTGAAGTTACTCACCGCACTGTAGATGAAGCGCTAGCAATACGAGAAGAAATCAAACACCTAGACCCAAGTATAGGTTCAGGTCATACTCCTAGTGTTGGCGGTATTCCAGAGCACATTGGAGACATGCTAGAGGATATCATCTTTGATACTCTAAACAACAAAGACGTTATAACCGACATCAAAGCCAAGCAACGAATCATTGTTGGTGGCGATGGTAAGTATGACGATCAAAGTAAGCGTGGCAAGTTTGACGACACAACAATTCCCTACGAGGCAATTACAAACTATCGTAGATTTGCCAAAGAACTGCAACGCTTGCGTGATCTCTCAGAACCTGGTTGGATTAGAGAAACGCCATCAGGCAAACTCAATATCAAACGAGCCATGGCTGGGTGTGAGCCTGACGTGGCATTTGATAGATGGGATGAAGGCGACGAGAGCTGTGATATTGAAGCAGTAATTTGCATCGATAGATCTGGCTCTATGACATACAAAAACAACGATAGAAATGCGTCTGTTGCATGCTGGACTATCAAACGTGCTCTTGAGCATATCGGTGCTCCAGTTACTGTATACGCTTTTGACGATCAGAATGAAGTTGCATACAGTAGAAACGAGAAAGCCGATCGTTTGCAATATAAATTCATTTACGGAGATGGTGGAACCAATCCTTATACCGCATTGCTTGAGGCTGAGCAGTTGCTCATGTCTTCACGCAAAAAGAATAAGATGTTGTTTATCATCACCGATGGCGATTTCCACAGTAACCCGAATGATGAGGTTATTGAGCGTATCGCAAAGCGAGGTATTCTTACTTCGACAATTCTAATCATGGACGAGAGAACGTTTAAAAGCCATTATGATGGTAAAGATATGAAAACTGTAGCCCACAAAGCTGAGATCTTTGGTCGTATATCCCATGCGGGAGAGTTGCTGCCGTTTGCCAAAGCGGTAGTTACTGGTGCCATTCGTAAGCGCTCGAGACGGTAGAAGGGAGAAACTATGTACATAGTTTGGGACAGCTTGACTGAAACCATAATAGGTCCATTCAATGCATATGAAGATGCTCAGATGTTCGTGCTACATGCTGGCGACGTTTTGTCTGAGACCAGTGCTTCTGAACTAACTATCGAACCTGTGTCTGATCCACAAGAGTGGGCTCTTGACAACTCACTAGATGGTTCGGTATTTTCTACTTCAGGAGGTTAACTAATGCCAAGCAAGCATGAACTATATATGACAGCCGGACGGTTCAAAGAACAATCCGATGCTCGTCATGAAGAAGACAGAAAAATAGTTGCAAAACTATTTATCAAACATGGGCAAGAAGATCTTCTGCCTATATTAGGACTAGAAGATGTACTAACAGAAAAAAGAGAGGAAAAAAATGCCTAATTGGTGTAGCAATGTGCTCATCATTCAGGGAGAACCTGATGAGGTTGGTGAACTGTTAGAGTCAGTAAAAGAGGGCTCTACTGTATTCAGCCTAGATAAGGTCATAACAATGCCGAACGCATTGCGTGGCGTATCTGCTCCCGAACGTGATGACAATACAGCATCCACTAATCTAAAGCTCTACGGAGCTAAAGATTGGTACGACTGGTCTAATCTAAACTGGGGTACGAAGTGGAATGTAGATGCAAAAATTACTGAAGACAGTGGCAACTCTGTCTTACTTAATGCGCATAGAACTGTGCGAATTGAGTTTGACTCTGCATGGGCTCCGCCCTTGCCGGTCTACGAAGTGTTGGCAGCACGCTGGCCCAACACAAACATTTACGCTGCCTATGACGAACCAGGTGCAGACTTTGCTGGATATGTCATGTTTACAAAAGGTAAAGCAGTAAAAGAAAGCAATTTCAAATCCCCATCAAATTATATGAACTATATCAATCCTTCAACCATGGAAGAAGTGTTCTATTGGTTTCCCGATGAAGAAGAGTTTGAGGAGGTGGAAAGTTATGTAGAATCAACAAAAACACGACACGAAGCTACAAAAGCAATGCTTACAAAAGCAACGTTTAGAAAGGAATAACAATGGATAAAGATATGTATTACAGCATACTTGTATCATTCTATATACAAGTTGCCAAATGGCGTATCGATGATCCCAAGATCAAAGATAATTGGGAGTATTCCTTAGCTATCTATGATCGTAATAAAGGTGAATGGGTCAATATCAACGACCTAAAAAGACCTGGCGAGTTCGGCAGCCTGTACGAAGTTAAATTGGGTAAGGTAGTTGAACTAAGTGAAGTAGAAAAAATACTGAAACTGAAACCTCCGGAAAAGTGATTCCGGAGGTATCTGACGGAGTAGCCTATTAGAGCTTACTGCGTTAGTATACAGCAAGACGAAGGGAGTTGAGACTATGCAGTATATACGAGTAAGAGACAAGCAAATCCAAAAGCTAATAAAGTCTTTGGAAGCTGCTGGTCTCGAGGTCACCAAAACTGCGGGGAAGCAACACGTAAAAGTGCGTAATCCGAAGACTGGTAAAATTGTCTTCTTCGGAGCTACCTCTAGTGATTGGAGAGCCTCTAAGAACATCCTGCGAGATCTAAAACAAGTAGGATACAACAATAAAACACTAGGATAAAAATAGGAGTACAAAATGCCTAGAAAAGTAAAACAACGTGTAAAAGTAAGTCTAAAGTTAAATCCCGATAAGGGAGGTGGATGGTTATGCGAAATTCGTTACTTTGACGATGCCGAGATTTTATTTGCTGCAGACATGACTGCGTGGAAAAATGCTTCTGCTGCAAAACGGTATATCAAACAAAAAATTCAAACTACCACACCAAGAAAAAGCATCAAATTACTCCCAGGATATGGGGCGGATTCAAGCATCAAACCTGTCTCTTTCTTTGGAGATATGACCTATGCGGTGGCCGCATGAAAGCACGAGACGCAGTTGACGTTATCCAACAAGTAAATCCTGATGACGAAGTAATTATGTTGCTTTGGACTAAAGATACTTTTGATGACGAAAATGTTCTTACAGATGAATCTTGGAAAAAAGTTGTTTCAGTGATGGAGGACGAGGGTGGCTTGGATTCAGGCGACCAACAAATTTCTGAAATCATTTCTGATTTTGTTTCTGAGTATTCGGAACCAAGGGGTGATGAATGAAAGTTCAAGAACTTGTAGAGCAATTAAAGCAATACAAGCCTGACCACGAACTCATTGTTGCGTATTGGGACAAAGAGACTATCGAAGGCTACACAAAGGATTTGACTATGACCCCTGACCAATGGTCTGAGGTCGTCTTTCAATACGAAGATGGTGAATACTATTGGCAAAGTATTGCTGCAGAGGACTTTGTTGATTTGGCGAATAAAGTTGTGGGGGAACACGCATGAAGTTTAAAGTTGAGCACACAGTGACTAACACTTTCGAAATAACTTTCGAAGCCCAAGATAGAAAAGAAGCTGATCAACTATATTGGGAGTTTAGTCATGGAGACCGGGATTTAGAAAAGTTTCCCGGATATCGCAAGGTTAACAAAGGCTCGC